ATGGACGACAACGGAATCCTGGAGCAGGTCCAAGGCACGTACGTAGCCCAGGCCGCCCGCACCCTACCGCCGGCGGCCACCGCCGAGGACCGCGACCACTCGGTCGAGATCGACGCCGGCCACACCGGCCTGGTGCGCATCACCTTCCGGCGCCAGAAGGCCAAGCGAGCCAAACACACGCATTGGTTCTGGTCCGCCAAGCGGGCGGACGCGCTCTAGGGACTGGCCTTGGCCGCGGCCTTCGCCCAGGCGTCGCCTTCCCTCAATCCGTCGATGGCTGCGTCAGCGTCTCGAGCCAGCGCTGCATATTCGTCCGTGCACGCTTTGAGAACGTCCCAGGCTCGGGTAGCGGCTTGCTCAGAGATGCCGGCGCGGGCGGCTGCTTGGGCGGCTCGGGCACGCTGGACGGCGATGGCGTCCCGCAGGCTGCCAGCAGCACCAGCAGCAAGGTCGCGCTCAGCGTTCGATACACGAATGGCTTCATTAGCTTTCTCCAGGCGGCTCGTGTAGTCGGCCACCAGTTCCTGTTCCTGGCGCCGGTATTGCGCCTCGATCTGGCGGGCATTGGCTGCCGCCTCCAGCTGCGTGCGGGTGACGCCAGCGGCCTCCCGGTGCGCGCCGTACAGCACCACGCCCGCGCCCAGCACCATCACCACCGCCGCGCCGCCGATCCAGGGCAGCGCCATGCGCAGGAACGGGTTCATCGCTGCACCTGCGCGGCCGCCTGGCGGTAGAGGTCCGGCCAGCTGTCCGGCTTGGGCTTGCCCGGCCGCCAGGTGCGCAGGTACAGCGCCCAGCCAGCGTCCGCGTCACCCACGGCCGGCAGCGCCTTCGGATCGGTCCACAGCAGCAGCCGCGCGACGCCGGCGGCCAGCACGTCGTCGTACTCCAGCGCCGAGTAGATCGCGTCCGGGTCGCAGGACACGCTGCGGGCCTTGCACAGCGCCGCCAGGCGGTCCTTACTGGCCTGGTGCAGGTACACGCCCCACACGCCGCCGCGGCTCGCCCGGGTGCCCTTCTCGAACTGCCAGAAGCCGCGGGCGGGCCCTCCGATCTGGCGCCGGTGAACGAAGCGGCTTTCCTGCAGGCCGATGGCCAACAGCATGACGCGCGCGGCCCGCGTGTCCATGCCGGCCGGCAGCAGCGCCAGCGCCGGATTGAGGGCGCCGGAAACGATGGTATCCAGGGTCATAGCGTGGGTTTCCTGATGTGCTTTGCCGTCACGGCGGCAACGTAGAAAGCGGCCGACGCGGCAAGCGCGGCATCGCCAGCGCTGGCCCAGCCAGCCATGAAGATCCGGCACGCGGCGCCGGTGGCGGTCAGGCTGACGGCGGCCAGGCCGATCCGCTCGAAAGTGGTGTCCTTGATGGCGCGGGAGAAGACCGCCAGCACCGCGCCGCCGGCGACGATGAGCCAGCTCACGAAGGCCAGCACGGCCCACAGGGTCAAGTAGATGGTGCTGTCCATGGTCACGCCCCTTTGCCACGCACGCGGTCAATGACGGCCTGCCACAGCGCGCCGATGGGTGCCGCCTGAACGGCCTCCCATGCGCGCGACACGATAGCCATGCCGAACATGCCAGTCAGGAATCCGGCCAGGCCCTCCGGAATTCCCAGCAGCAGCGACAGGTACGGCGACGCGTAATAGGCCACCAGCGAGCCGCTGGCGGCCATGCTCAAGCGCGCCGGCCACGAGCCCTGCAGGTAGCGCATGGACACCGCGGCGCCAAGCACGCCGGCAAACTTTGCCGCGAAGGCGTCGAAATCTTGGATGTTCAATCGCGTCCCCTTTGGACGAAAAAATGCCCGCCGAAGCGGGCCAGATAATCGGCTTACAATCGCCGGAATTCTGAGAAAAAAGATGGCAACAAAATATCAACCCGGAATTGACGCCCTCCGCGCCGTGGCAGTTCTCGCTGTACTGCTGTTCCACCTAGATCTGCCATGGGCCGCCGGCGGTTTCGTCGGCGTCGACGTATTCTTCGTGATCTCCGGATATCTGATCACCCAGTCGATCATTGACGAAGGCCCCCGGTTTTCGCTTTGGAATTTTTATCGACGCCGGTTCATGCGGCTTTGCCCAGCGCTGATAGCCACCATCGGCATGGTATTGGTCGCGGGCTATTTACTGACGGACCCGGCCACCTTCAAAGAGACGGCCAGGTCATCAATCTGGGCATCGCTGTCTGCTTCGAATTTCTTCTTTTGGCTGAACCAGGGTTATTTCGACGCCGCGGCCCAGACACAGCCCCTTCTCCATACCTGGACTCTCGGGGCGGAATGGCAGTTCTATCTGGTCTGGGCGCCGCTGATCGCGTTCCTTCCACGTCGGCACATCTGGGTGCCCTGCCTTCTCGTCGGATCTCTCATCATCTCCCAGTGGCTGCTGGCAGTTGACGCCAGCGCTTCCTACTTTCTAATGCCAACGCGCATGTTCGAGCTCGCCCTCGGCGCATTGCTCGCAATTCGCCCCGTGCGCATTCGAAAGCCCGACGCCGCCGCCGTGGTTGGCTTGGCGATGATCTTGGTGGCGGTGGTCGTATATAACGCTGAGACGCCATTCCCAGGGGCGGCGGCGCTGCTTCCCTGTCTTGGTGCCGTCGCTTGGATAGTCGGCGCTGATGGCCGCCTCTCACGGGTGGCGAGCAACCCGGGGATGCTCTATCTCGGAAAGATTTCCTACTCTGTTTACTTGGTCCACTGGCCGATAATCGTCACTGCCAAATATTATTGGTTCGGCCCTTTGTCAGCGTCGCAAACCAGCCTAGCTCTGATCGCTTCGCTCGTCCTTGGCGCAGCCCTGTATCACCTTGTCGAGAAGCCACTGATTCGACGTAGGGGATTCATCCCTGTCACGGCCGCGATTGGCGCCACTGCCATAGCGCTATCGCTCGCCGTGAGCATTGACAGAAGCGGTGGCCTACCGCAGCGAATCCCGGCCGACTATGCTGCGAAATACAGCGACCCGGCCCGATTCCACGCCGAGCACTATGGCGGGAACGGCTATGAATTGGAAACACCCCTTGGGGTTGCAGGCAGTACCCCCGATGTTGTCCTGTTCGGCGACAGCTTCGCGCTACAGCACGTCGCTGCCGTGGACGAACTGCTAAAACGCAAGAACCTGGTTGGTGTGGGGATATTCGCCCACGGTTGTTATTTCTCGCCCACCCACACCCGATTCATCAACGGGGCCGCGCTCCAGGGGTGCCATGATGCCTATCAGCGGGCGATGGCGAAGATCCAAGGAACTTCGGCTACCGTCATATTCGGTCAGCATTGGGCAGGCTATTACACTGTCGTCGCCAATCTCGACGGGACGAAAATCAACTTCCGCGACACGTCAGAATTTCATAGTCTCCTCATCCAAAGCCTAACCAAATTGCGGAGCGAAATTAGCGGACATCGGCTGATCATTCTTGGGAGCGCACCAAACGCCAGCGCGATGAACTCCGCGCCGTCCTGCCTGCTGCGACCTAGATTTATTGAGCAGCCGTGCGAAAGCAAGATGACCTATCCGATCGCCGACACGGTCCCCGCGGCTGTCAATCGCGAGTTGGCGAAGTTCGCACAACGCCAAACCGACGTCTATTTCGTTGACCCAGCAGACGCCATTTGCCCAGGAGGAGAGTGCAAGGCGATTGTGGACGGCAAAGTGCTGTTCTCTGATGGCGAGCACCTAAGCAAAGACGGCGCTCGCGCGGTGGCGCCCCTGATCGAGTCAGCCCTGGGCTCAGGTAATGACCGGTGAAACAAAGACGCCGTTCTCGTATAGATCACCGATCGACGGCAAAGGGGAGAACGGTGATAGATCGACCAGGAGTTCCACAAAGTCAGGATGAAACATGTCGTGGATGGACACCCCATCCGGGGGAACGATGATCTCCACCAGCATCGTTTCGTGCAGTCTGCCGTAGGCTTCCATTACGCATACTCCTCGATGACAATGATGCCGGGGCTACCCGCCCCGCCCGTGCCGCTGCCCGCGCTCCCGGCGCGCCCGCTGCCGGCACCGCCCGCGCCATAACCCGTGGCGGGCAACGCTCCGAACAATCCGGATGTCGACGCGCCCGACATTGCTCCACCGCTGCCATAGCGACTGTCGGCCCCAGCGCCGGTAAGCGTGCCAGCATTGATATACAGGCCGGCGTTACCATTTCCACCCGCAATTCCATAGGTCGCGCCAGAAGGCGCCGCGCCGCCAGCGCCGCCGTTATTGCCTGGCCCCGCAGTCGTGTTAACGGCAGATCGCCCCACACTGCCACCCAGCCCACCAGGTGCAGTCACCAGCGCGCCGACCGACGAGCTACCACCAGCCCCGCCAATCCCCGCATTGGTGGGCCAAATTCCACCGACACCCCCGGCACCCACCGTCAGAGTTGCGCCGCTCGGCACCGTCGTGGTGGTGAAATAGGCGTAGGAGCCCGAGCCGCCGCCGGCGCCGGCAGCGATGGTACCCGCTGCGTCACCTTCCGAGCCGCCGCCACCACCACCGCCGCCCTGGATGTGAGCGATGATTCGTTTGGTTCCGGGGGTAGGCGTGTAGGTCGTCGTGCCGGGCGTGTTGAAAACGCGCACGTTGAGCAGGCGGCCGGCGAAAGGCTGTGACCAACCTGCGCCGCCCGTGCCCGGGTTGGTCGTGTTGTTGTCAGCATCCGATCGATAGATGACGCCGCCGGCAAGTACGTGAGCACCGATGGGCCAGCCGCCGTCGATGGCTTGCCAGGTGGCGAATCCGTGAAGCTGCACATCGCCCAAGCTTTCGGTGATCTCTCCGATGATGCCATTCATCTCGGCCCGACCGACAGGCCGATAATTGGCGTTGTCGTTGGGCAGTTCGTAATCGGGCGTCCAGCCGGCCTGGAGCGAAACCTTGCCGTCCGGCTGATCAGCGGTGGCCAAGGCCTCTTTGTCACCGGTCGCCGCGAACGGCGTTTTATAGATGCGGGTAGCCATTTATGCTCCGAAATTTCCGTTTTCGAAATTGAGATGTTCGGGGCCGAAGCCCCATGACGGTTTCACCTGCACCTTCCATCCCACCTTCACAGTGGACGGCCGGGGCAAGATATCGGTCTTCTCCAGCAGACGACGCAGCCTATAGTCTGGATCCTGGGCGAAAAAGAACGTCACCAGCGTCATGTCGTAGCTGTCTGCCACATAGGCGACGCCTTCACCGAAGACATTGGCCAGCGCCTGGTTGATGTTCGGCGCCGTGGGCCGCATGGTCAGTTGGAACCAGCGCAGCTTGAGCAGCTTGCGCGCCGACTCCACATCAAGGCTCACCTGCCCATCGGCGGCGCGCCCGAAATTCCCATTGCCGAAGTTCTTGTTTGCCGGGCCAAACCCGAACACTCCCTCGACGCGACGCGGCTCGCCGATTTCTAGCGATACGCCGAGGATGCGCGCCCAGACCGCCAAGCCGAACTCATTGGCCGTGTCCAGATCGAAGACGTCGCGATGCCACGTCCGCCAGAACTGTGCCTGGTGACTATCCAGCCAATCCTGATCGTTCCTGGCCAAGGCCACTGCCCGCGGCGCGCCCTCGTACTGCCACAAAATGGAGCGCATCAGGTCGACAGAGAAGTCGAACTCTTGGGTTCCGCTCATGAGATCACCAACGTCCTCGTAGTTCTCGAGGTAGTAGCAAGACCGAACGGCCTCGATGTCATAGAGCCGAGACACGATGGCCTCGTTGATCGAGGTTGTCTGCAACGCCAAAGTCTGGGCACGCCGGCGTCGAAGCAACACGTCATTCTCTTCTCGCTGACCCGGTATAGCTGCGGAAGGGTTCGTGATGGTCTCCCATCCGAGGACGCTCGACGCAACGGTGTTTAGGCCTTCCGCTTGGCGGTGGAGCGCATCAGCGGCGAGCCGCTGGACGAAGGATTCGAAACCCATTCGATGCGGCGCGGCCACGAGCTCGAGCCCAAGGCCCGCATGGAACATGAGATCCAGACCGGCCTCTTCGTGAATCATGCCGGCTTCGTCATGACCGAGGACGGCCGATACGGCGCCAGCGCAGACGGCCTGATCGGTAACGACGAGGGCAGCGAATACAAGTGCTTCATCGCCCCGGAGAAGTTGCGCTCGTTCTGGGTCGACAACGATGCCAGCTCGGTCATGGAGCAGGCCCAGGGGTGCATGTGGCTGACCGGCCGCAAGCGCTGGCACATCTGCCTGTACTGCCCGGCCCTCGAGGTCGTGGGCAAGCAGTTGTGGATGAAGGTATTCGACCGCGATGACAACTTCATCGAGGCCATGGAAACCGACCTCGTCGAATTCGAAGCCTTGGTATCTGGCTACGAATCCCTGCTCAAGAAGGAAGCCGCGTAATGGCCAGCGTTAACAAAGTCATCCTGGTGGGCAACCTGGGCCGCGACCCGGAGGTCCGCTACAGCCCGGACGGTGCCGCCATCTGCAATCTGTCCGTCGCCACCACGTCGTCCTGGAAGGACAAGGCGAGCGGCGAGAAGCGGGAAGAAACTGAATGGCATCGAGTCGTCATGTACAGCCGCCTGGCGGAGATCGCCGGCGAGTACCTGAAAAAGGGCCGATCGGTCTACATCGAGGGCCGGCTCAAGACGAGAAAGTGGCAGGACAAGGACACCGGCGCCGACCGCTACAGCACCGAAATCGTCGCCGACCAGATGCAGATGCTGGGCGGCCGCGAAGAGAGCGGAGGTGGTGGCGGTGGTTACGACGACACGCCGCGCCAGCAGCGCACGGCTCCAGCGCAACGCCCGGCCCCTCAACAACGGGCACCCCAGCAGCAATCTACCCCTGCCACCAACCTGGCGGACATGGACGACGACATCCCTTTTGATTGAGGGCGTAGGAACGAGACCGCCGAAAGGCTTCCTACGCCCTTGGCAGCAACCCCAACAGCCGCGCCCGCGGCAAATCCCCAAGGAAGACCATGAACAACATGATCCCGCTGGATCCGGGCGGCTTGCGCCTGGAAATCCCTGCATCCACCCTGCTCGGCGCATTGAGCAGCTACCTCGCCTCTCGACCTGCCCAGCCTGTCCATCAGGCAAAGATCGGCGAATACTTGCCGGGCCAGGGAGGAATCTACGCCGGCGACATTCTGGGCGATGACGGCACTGTGTACGGACTCATCGTTTCTAGCGAAGACCTGGATGGCGTGTACGCCTGGGGCCCGGAGGACGGCGAGCGAGAGGCGAGCAGCTGGGATGGCCTGGTCAATACAAACAACCGCCATCGCAGAAAAATATGATGTGACGCGCAACGGCGACCACTACATGGAGCCGTACACCGAGTGGGTATGGGAGGCGTGGCAAGAACGCGCACGCCGCGCCGCCCTGGCAAGCGCCCCTGTAGCCGATGACGCTAAAGGTCAAATCGAGTATCTGGACATGGACAATCATCGTTTGCGCCGCGCGCTGCAAAAGCTGATGGCGCGACTCACCGACCTGCTTGACGAAGATCAGTTTGCGAACTGCGAAAGCATCGTTACGGAGGCAGGCGTGGAGCCGCCTGCAAGCGCCCCTGTAGCCGGGGAGGCGCAGCCGGTGGCCTACCTTACGCGGGATGAGGAAGGCTCGCCCTGCATGCTGTTCTTCGATGTGGTCGAGGCGCGCAGCTACTGCGCACTCGGCGAAGAACCAGAGCCGCTATTCCGGCATGCCGCGCCCCAAGGGGACTCCGAGCCGGTGGGCTGGTTCGACACCAGCATGTCGAGCGGCACGGTCCGTTGGCGCCAGGGCCTGACGTCCTCCAGCTTCCCCGAAGGGCATCCGTTCTATGCCGCGCCCCAGGCCAGCGCCGAGAACGACTGGAAAGCCGCTATCCGCAAGTTCATGGACACGGCTATCCCGGCGCTGGCAGCAATCGCGAACGTGCATACGCCGGACGAAATCGACGCTCTGGAGGCCATGCCGCGCGAGCCTGTCATTGATCAGGTTCGCCGCTTGAGCCAGGCGTGTGAGGAATTGAGCCGACAGGTTCGCCCCGAGCGCCCCAAGGCGGACAAGGACGCCGCGCGCTGCACCTGCCCCAGCGGTGACGGCTCCCTGCGCCATCCGTGCCCGATGCATCCCGGGGCGGACAAGGGCGGCGGCCAGCAGCGCGCCGGGGATGATGACGCCCTTCGCTTCATCGGCGGCACGATTTACCTGCACCTGAGCGGCCCGCAGTACGCCGCGGAGGTAATGGCCGCAGCCAGGTCGATCAAGGAATGGTTCGACTGTCAGCAGCGCGCCGCCCTTTCTGCCCCCCAGGCCGAACAAGGAGAGCGGAAAGATGGCTGAGCCGATCGTCCCCATGGAATACCTGCACGGCGTCAAGGTGGTGGATATTGGCGATTTGCGGGTGGCTCGCGGCATGTCGCGCCGGCCTGTCTCCACCTGTCGGCATCTGCGACTGGCATTCGACACCAACGAGCGGCGCATCTATTGCCAGGACTGCGAATCCGATGTGGCGCCGTTCGACGCGTTCCTGCAACTGGTCGAGCGCCACCACCACCTCGACGCCAAGGCCGAGAAGCTGCGCGAGGACGCCGCCCATACCGTCATCAGCCGGGCAGCAAAGCGTATGGACGCGGCCTGGCGCAGCAAGACCATGGCGCCACTCTGCCCCCACTGCACCAAGGCGATCATGCCCGAGGACGTCGTGAATGGCGTGGGTATGACCAGCAAGGACTGGGAGGTGCGACGCCGCGCCGCTCAAGCCGACAACGACAAGAAGGAGATGTGATGGAAGACCGCGAACTGTTGGAGCTGGCGGCGAAGGCGTCAGGTATACATGACCTCAAGTATTGGGGCGCCCCGTGTATCCCCGCCGCGTGGATCTACGACTATCAGGATGCCTACACATACAAGACCTGGCATCCCCTTACCGACGACGGAGACAACCGCCGCCTGCAGGTAAGGCTGCGCCTCGGCTTGGTGCCGCTGGAGGGTGGTGGCTGGGACTGCTACAGCTACACGGATGCCGGCGAGAAGATGCTGGCGACCGACATGGACCCGAACCGCGCTGTGGTGCTGGCCGCCGCCGCTATCGGAAAGGAGATGTAGATGGCACACGCAGCCCAACACCAAGCACCGGCCGCGGCGCCGAAGGAGCTGACACTATGAAATGGGTCAAACTCGCCAAGTATTGTGAGCTGTCCGGGGATACCCCAGACGCCATCTATGCTAAAAATCGCCGAAGGATCTGGACCGACGGCGTCCACTACAAGAAGGCGGCCGACGGCTGCATCTGGATCAACACCGAGGAAGTCGACAAATGGGTCGAGCAGGATCAGAGCCAAAGCCGCCGCGCGGCGTGACCATTCGGGAACTGAAGGACGGTCCGCGCCTGCAGATCGCCTTCAGCTACCGCGGCGAGCAGTGCCGCGAGCTGTTGCCGGCGGCCAAGGTCACGAAGTCCTACCTGGAATATGCGGCCGGCCTGCGCGCCGAGATCCGCCGCAAGATAGCGGATGGCACCTTCAGCTATCGCGCCTACTTCCCAGAATCCCCGGCCGCTGCCAGGCTGGAGCCGAGCCCGGCCGCAATTCCAGGTGCCAAGCTGTTGCTGGGCGCGCTGCTCGACGCGCAGCTTGCCCTGTACGAGAAGCAGGCCGCCAACGGCAGCATCTCCGCGTCCACGCTCTTGGGCTATGCCAAGGCGATAAAGCACTATCTCCGGCCGCGCTGGGGCGATACGCCCGTCAACGAGCTGGCGCCGGCTGACCTGCGCGCCTGGATCGCCGGCATGGGAGTCACCGGCAAGACCGTGCGCAACCGGCTGACGCCGCTCAGGTCGGTCCTTGATGACGCCGTGAACGACGAGCTGCTGGACAGCAACCCGCTGGACCGGATCGCCCTGGGCAAACTGATCAAGCAGACGGCCACCAAGAGCAACTACGAGGTCGACCCGTTCGATATGGACGAGGTCGCCGCGCTGTGCCAGGCGGCCCGAGCTGACGAACTGCCGCTGATCCAGTTCTGGTTCGAAGCTGGTTTACGCCCGGGCGAAATCCAGGCGGTGGAATGGACCAGCGTGGACTGGGTGCACGGCCGAGTGCGCGTCGACGACAACATCGTGACGGGCATGGTCGAGGGCAAGGCCGCCCAGGTGCGCAAGGCGCCGAAGACCCAGGCGGGGATACGCGATGTGGATCTGTCGCCCCTGGCGCTGGCGGCGCTCAAAGCCCAGAAGGCGTTCACCTTCCTGGCCGGCGGCCGGATCTGGCACGACCCGCGCAAGAACGAGCCGTGGGCGTCGGACGCGCAGATCCGAAAGTCCCTCTGGCAGCCCCTTTGCAAGCGCGCCGGCGTGCGTTATCGCAACCCGTACCAGATGCGGCATACCTATGCCAGCACGCGCCTGACGGCCGGCGCGAATCCCTGGTACATTGCGGACCAGCTCGGCCACACCGACGTCGAGATGGTGTTCAAGATCTACGGGAAGTTCATCCCGAAGAACTTCCAGCGCGCCGGCGCATTCACACCAGTTTCACACGCAGACCAGGCGGCGGACAAAACTGGCACTGTAAGCGGCTGATTCTTGGGACATATTCCCCCCAAGAAAACAGGCCTGCCGGCAGTTCAATTCCCCCCGGCTCCACCAAATTTCCGCCATAGCGCCAAATGGCCGACCTTCACGGGTCGGCCATTTTTTTTTACAGCCGCCACCGAGCGGGCGTCCACAACGCTTGCTGTCCGCCCGCCGTGC